AGCGGTCCACTTCATCCGCCAGCACGACGCGAATCGGACGGCTGGCTAGCTTCGACGGTGCATTCACGCCGACGATGGCGAGGTGTCCGCCTCTGAACATCTTGTGGAGCTTCTTCGACTTCGTTGACCTGACTTTGTTCTGGATCTTCGCCGAGATGGCTGGCGTGTCGCGAACCATCGGTGTGAACCGGTCTTCGCTCCATGCCTCGGCCATGTCCTCGGTCGGTTGGAGCATCAGCATCGGACACGGATCATAGTCGATGTAATAGCCGATGGTGTTGTTTAAGATCTCAGTCCAGCCAATCTGCGACGACTTCATGCAGACAACTTTCTCAATCAACGGATCTGAGAGCGCGTCCATGATGCCGCGCTGAAACTCTGAGCGGCTGGTCTTCCACTTGCCAGGCTCGGCGCTGGCTTCACTCGACAAGATGCGCTTGGCATCAGCCCATTGCGAGACCGTCCACTTCGGTGGCGGTTCCCACTGGCGCGAGATATCGCGAAAAAGTTGTGCAAGAGCTTGGCTCATTCTTCCGGTTCATCGTCGTCCTCTGGCTCAATCTCCTGCGGTTCTTCATTGTGCGTGGCGACATATTGCTGCGTGACGATCTCGGGCGAGTAGTCCGCCAGCTCTTTCAAGGCTTCGTTGACGCCGTGCTGAATGGCTTCTTTCCGCTCCTGAATCGTCATGCCTTCAAGCTGAGATGCCAGCGTGGTCGGCAGGCTGAGCAGTTTGGCGCGGGCATTCCCAATCATGTCAGCCCAGACGGCAGCGACAGCTTCGGCATCATGCGCCGTGCCTTTCTTCAGATCGGCATCGAGCTCGGCAATGTCGGCCTTCGCTTTTGTCAGGCGTGCGCGGTGCGCTTCATAGTCGTCAGGCTTGTCAGACTCTCCGGCGCTGCTCCACTGGTTCACCTTTCGCTCTTGCAGGTACTTGATGTAATTGCGGATTGATTGCCACAGGTCGTATTTCCCACGCGCCACGCGGATGACGACGCCATCGGCTACGAGCTGGTGAATGCGGACGGCGGTGAGGTTGAAGAGCTTGGCAAGCGTGCCGACTTCGACGCTTGGGCTGTCTGCGGGTCGGCTCATGTGTCAGAAGAGTGGAGCGGTGAGGTCGGATTTACACCGCCCTCTTCTGGCTGGAAGCCAGACGCATCGTTGTCAATGCTTTCACCGCGTTTTATCGGCTGGCCCTTATACATGCCAGCACCGCGCCGTTGTATTTCGCTAAACGGCAGAATTGGCACTGTCAAGCGTGAACGAGCGGCAGGATTGAGAAAGTAAATGTAGCGGAGCATGTAGCCAGGCACTCGCTTTGCTCCAGTTCTTGCCATGAATGCAGACATGGACTCGCCTAATTTGAAGCCGACGCGGTTGCGTAAAAGCGTTCCTTTTGCTCGCAGCCCAATGTCTGCAAAGATAAAACCGTCGGGCATTTGAAGCATCGTTGTGTTTTGCTTTATGCCGGTAAGTGAAAACCCACTGGCTCGATAGATGGTGCCGTCGCCACATTGAGTGCCATCAGCAAAAGATATAACCCACTCGATGTTCGGGTAATGCTTGCGAATGAGCCGCATGGCCACGGACAAAGCACGGCTTTCACTGTTTCTAGGAAGCCAATCAGCGAACGCCATTCTGTTCAGCTCTAGAAAGTCGTTCCATCCTGTGTCTTCGACCAGATGCTGAATGTGGCTCTTTTGCAGCGATGGCCCGAACTGCATCGCTCCTCCACATCGGCCATTCAAAAAGACACCAAAATTGAGCTGGCTGTTGATTGCCCCCTTGCCGGAGTAGTGGCAAGATTGCACCACCTTGTTGGCATCCGTGGAAGAGATAGGCTTGACGATGATTTCCTTGGCAGTCATGGATTTTGCCGATTGAATGTCTGGCAGACGAACGCCAGCGCGTTGCCGTTGCTGTTTTCGTTCACGCCGCTTTCGCCGTGGCCCATACTTTTCGCTTTTGTGATTGCGGCTTCCACTTCTTCGGCTTGCTCATCATGCAGCGTAAAAGTCTTTTGCTGGAAGGGTTCTTTGTCGCCGCTATTCAAGTCCGGCATTGCCTGCTCATCGGCTGCAAACTCTTCAAGCGTCTTTGTTAGCTCCGCTTCATTGAAGCCGGTCAAGCCAAGATCAAAGCCGTGATCGTCGCGAAGGCTCACAAGCTCCACTCTGAGTAACTCCTCGTCCCAGCCAGCGTTCAGAGCCAATTTATTGTCGGCGATGACGTAGGCTCGGCGCTGAGCTTCGGTGAGATGCCCAAGCCGGATGCACGGCACCTCTTTCATGCTGAGCTTGCGAGCTGCCAGAACTCGGCCATGACCGGCAATGATGCCGTCGGCCTCGTCGATCAAGATCGGGTTGGTGAAACCAAACTCGCGTATTGAGGCGGCGATCTGCGCCACTTGCTCTTCGCTGTGCGTCCGGCTGTTGTTGGCGTAGGGGATAAGCCTGTCGAGCGGCAGCCGTTCCAGGCTTTCAGGTATTGTTGGGTTCATTTCTTGCGATTTTGCAAAGTAAAGCGGCAATTTTCAAGTCGCATCTAGAAAAATAATGCGGCCTTTTGCTTCCCCTCATGCCCGCCCCCTAGGAAGGACCCAAAGGGGGGGGTGTCAAAGCTCACGCTTAGGCTTGCGCCATCCGCTTGAGGTCGTGCCTTTAGCTCTCAGGCGGCGGACATAGCGGCAGCTGACGCCCTGCTTGGCTGCGATTTCTTTGCTGCTCATGCCTTGCTCGATGTCAGAGAGTATGGCCTGTGCCTTGCGCTCGGCTGCGATCTTGCGTTTGACGCCACGAGCAGAAGGGTAAGGCAGCAACTCGCCACCGAACACGCGTTTCAAAGCCTTAAACTCGTCAGGATGTAGGATGCCGGACAGGCGGTGATCTTTCACGTCACGAGCAGGCACATAGACTTGGCGGTTTTCGTATGTGGCCCGCATAAGCCTCACGGCAGCATCCAAGCCAATGACGTCAGCAACAGAGCGAACAGAGGGGGGCACGCGCATGGCCCAGAGGGTGCCATCTCTGAAGCTGTTCGCAAGGCAGAAGGAGCAAAATCAGCCAATGCGAGTCACGTAGCAGCCAATGCCCTGATTGAGAGTAGCAGCGGATCGGCACGAGAACGCTTTGTTGACCTTGTAGCCATACTTGGATGCCGACCTTTGAACGTTAGATGGCAGGCCCGGCACAAATGTTGTGTCGCCGATTTCGCGCGGGAAATAAGGAATGTAAGGGGAAGCTGCTTGGTGCTCGGTCATGTCATAGGGTGCAATAATTATAGCACAATGCAACCACTTTGCCTTGCAAAGCCCATGCAAAACAAAATGCAAAGCTCCAAACTCCTTCATTCTCAACGTCCTAGCCCCCTTTACTTACTTACTTTGCAACTTTGCAGGATATATATATATATAGTAAAAAAATCTGGTCTCGTCCTCCCATATAGGGAAGAACTCCAATTCAGTGTTTTTTATATAGTGTCTTGCGCTCCGATTTCGGCGCAAAGTTGCAAAGTAACGTTGTAATCTCTTATGAATAATGCGTTTATGACTTTGCAACCATGGCAAAACACCTGCTAAACTTTGCGCAAAAAACGCCGCTGGCACATGGCAAGCGGCGTTTTCGGCGTTTTCTGCGGCTGCTGTTAAACTGCCAGCGTCTCCTCAAAGATCGACATCGGCAGGCGCACGGCCCGAGTCTGAGCTCGGTTGAAATGTGATGCCGCGATTGTTTTGGCCCCATCGAGCCGCTTGAGTTGGTCGGCCCATTTGCCTGCGAATGAGGTTTCAGAAAAGATTCGACGCAGCTCTTGATGGCTGTTGGAGATGTCCATTCCATCACGGCGCATCCCGATTCCATGCCGTTCCAAAGTCTCTCTTGCTGTCCTTCGCTGTGAATCGTGTGCGCTGATTGAAAGCGCCCTGACAATCAGCTCCCCGATGCTGCGTCGCACGTTGCGGCCATCCTCCTCGTGCTGGATTAACCCAGAAAGAAGATGTGCGAGGCATTGTTTTTCGTCCATATCGGACTCATTCGCTGCGAATGTGCTCCAGTCTTGTTTCGCGCACCAGCTCGCCGCTTCCTCGTGAGTGATCTGGCGCGAAGATGTGAGCGCAAAGGCACCGGCAAGCAAGGCTCCAATCTGGTCACCGTCGCGCTGTGCTCCGAGATGTCGAGTGCAAGCGGTCGCAAAGGTGTGGGCATTCACAGCGATTGTTTCGGCCAGGTCAATCGCACGGCTGCGAATAGCTGCACACCAGTCGGTGTTTGCCGCTGTGCCTTCCCAGTGTGCCATCAGCACATCCCATTGATCGGCGGCATCCTGGCCGTGGCGCTTGAACAGCTCCAAAGCGGTGATGCGGCTTAGGTCGGCCCGTTGAGTTGCTGCGACACCGATGCTGGAAAAACAAAATGACGAGCGGATGTGAAACGCCTGAGCATGGCCACCAGCGGTTCCTTTGATGATTCGCCCTCCACTGTCACGGCTTGCCTGCCTCGCAAGGATGAGGATCTGCTGGAAACGTGCAAGGTCGCGCTGGTTCTCGGTTTCCGCCTCATCAAACATGACCGGCAGCGCATCACAGCCTAATGATTGCCGAATGCCGGCCTCGGTCGTGTTGGATTGCACATAGAGTGCCATATTGCCAAGCAGTGGCCGCACGATGCGCTCAATGAGCCAGGTCTTGCCTGAGCCAGACGGGCCAGTGATCCAGATGTGCGGTCGCCAGTCGAGCACGCCGCAGATTGGAGCGCACACCAGCCAGCCTGATAACAGAAGGTGGTCGATGGGGTTCTTGAGGTTGAGGCACTTTGTCAGGTCGAGCATTCGGCTTGCCTCGCGGGAAGTGGCAGGCGGCACGGCCTCAACCTTGATGCGTTTGGCTCGCTGATAAACAAATTCAGACTCCCATGATGAAAGCGCGTGAGGCATGTTGCGAACCATCAGGCAGTCGCCCGCGTGATAGACGACCGTGCCATTGTCGAGCCACGAGCCACGGCCACGAATGTCAGCCGGATCAAATACTCGGCGCAGAGATTGCTGAATCAAAGCGTTGGCTGCAAACATCCAGTTGACGCTTCCACCCTCATCCTCGCCCTTGCCGGGGAACATTCGCGCCCACCAATCAAGCGGTGCCAGTTGTAGCAGGTCGATCTTGTTGTGCCCTTTGCTGTTAAGCTCGACCACCTGCCTGCTCGCATGACTGAGATAGTAAAAAGCGCCCATGTCGTGCCCAAGGATCTTAAAAGGCCATTCGGTTTCCGGCTCGCTCGGCTCAGTGATGCCGCTCGGCTCTGAGATGGTTGGCTCATCCTGCGCAGGTCGCGCTGGCTCGTAGGGCAAAGCAGACTTGATCAGGTCGGTGAGCTGATGCTTTGTCCAGCCCTCTTCCACTGCGTCAGCCACATCCCAGCCGTCGCCCTTACCCTCTGGCGGTGTGATCATGCGGATCTCGCAGCCTAGCGCGTGCAAGGTCTGCGCGATCTCTTGCGCGGCCTTGTGCCCAGGCTCGTCAGCATCCGGCCAGATAGTGACTTTCCGGCCCTTGATCGGCGTCCAATCGGCGTGTTTTACGGCTTTCCCACCACCTGGCCATGTAACCGTCAGCGCGCCGAACTGGCGCAAAGCATCGGCGCACTTTTCGCCCTCGACGATAAACACTCGGACGTCAGGTTTCTCAGCTACCAGCGGCAGGCCGTAGAGCGGGCGCGGCTTGGGAAACGACAGCCAACACCATTTTTCCTCCTGTGTCTCGACGTTGCGGCCCCAGGTCATCGGCATGACCTCTTTGCCACCTTCCGACTTTGTGAACCGGCCAATCCAGCCGATGGTGCGCCCCTCGGCGTCTTGGTAATGCCAGCGGCCAGCGGCCTCGCCGTAATTGAAATGACGCATTGTTGGCGGTGCCACGTTTGCCGGTGCTGGCACAACCTGAGTCCATGCTTGGCGCTTTGACTTCGGTGCCGCGGCTGGTGGATGGTCGGTCTGAATGCCTAAAGTCTCAGCGATCTCCTTGGCCGCTTCCAGCTGGCTGCACTGCTTGATTGCCGCCAGTAGAGCGATGAGGTCGCCACCTTTCTGATCTCCGGCAAAGTCGGCCCACTTGCCAGTTCTGAGGTTGATGCTCGTGGATTCGCCGGATGAGCCGTGAAGGTCGCCACAAAGCCACTCGTGGCCGTTTTTACGTCCGGCAGGTAGCCAGCGGGTGACGAGAGTTTCAGCGCTGGCAAGCGCGGCTTGTGAGATAGTGGGAAAGTCTAGCATGGGGTCGGAGATGCTGCCGAGTCGGGTGCGGTCGGCAAGGGTCAGTGTGTGGGAATGTGAGGAATTCAGCCTCGGATGACAATGAGCAGATGGGCGGCTTCGACTTCAACGCCTGAAATAGTGGTGCCGCCTTCGTCATCCAGTGTTCCAGCTGATTCAAAGCGGACCTGCGTGTCTGGGTAATTGCCGAGGAAAGCGTGGGCCTCCTGAAGGCGTTCGATAAGTTCAACGAGATTCATAGTGTGTGGGATTTTGCGCGTTTGCGAGTCGCGCCCCTCGGGTGAGGAATTTAGAGCATCCCGTGTTCACGGAATGAAAAGTGTCTTTCCTCGCCTATGATTACATGATCAATCAATTCAATCTGTAACATTATGCCAGCCTCACGAATTCGGCGAGTTATTCGTCGATCTGCTTCGCTTGGCATTGGGTCGCCAGATGGATGATTGTGCGCAAGCATAAAAGCATGAGCAGCGCCAGCAATCACTGGTCGAAATACTTCGCGTGGGTGACAAGTGCATTCATTCAGACTGCCAAGGCTCACGAGATGAAACCCGATGCAATTTAGCTTGGTATTCAGCAAAAATACAACGACCGCTTCCTTGTTTGGGTCATACCAATCGGAGCTTGTGACGTATTCCTTCCAGAGATTTTTGGCTTTTTCAGGCGTGATGCATACCTGCGGAGATTGCTCATGCAAGCGGACGGTTTTGATGCTGATTTCGGCAAAGCTGTATTTCATAAATGGGGTGGTTGTTAAAATGCCCGCGTTGAAAGGATGCGCGGCCCCCTGTTGCAGTTAAGCTAGCAAGCCTTCGATTTCCTTGGTCATCAGCTCTGGAAATGCTGTAACAATATCGCGCAGTCCTTGTGCGGATGAATTCCAGTTACCAGAGCCGCGATTGTTGGCGGTTTTGCTCCAGGTGCGCAGGTGGCAGAGGTCACCGTAGCGAGATTCAAGCGTGTTGAGAGCGGTCACTGAGTTCATCCAGACGGATTTGGTGCAATATTTCTTAGCTACCGGCTTGAATGGCTTGAAGTCTTCGATCAACTCGTTGTAGCGATTAATGAAACTGTAAATGTCGCCAACAAATACTGGCACTTTCTTGCGTGTGTCGTCAGGTTGATAGCGGATAGCATAGGCTTTCAGGCTCATATCGCTGCTGATGTCGTAGTGAAACTCAGTGTCGCCATGCTGCTCAGGGCGGCTGGTGAGTTCAGCTCCAGGAATAGCGCGAAGGATTTGTTCGGCGAATCCGCCGTTGCCTGCTGCTGCTGCTGCATTCGTCAGAGCTGCGTAGAAATATGCGGCGGCTCCGGTCTCGTATCCATCCCAATGAATGTAAAGGTGAGCGGTGACTCCCATGTTGTTCGTGATGCTGTATGTTGCGCGTGTTGCCATAGTGTTTTTGATCTGAGGTTTGTTTCCCGTTTGGGTATGGCTACTATTCCGCATCATTGCAAACTTGCAAGCACGAGTTTGAATTATTTTAAATAATCTTTAAGGCCGATTCAGCCCCGACCTCATCGCGCACCACGGATGCAATGCCACCGGCAGCGGCAACTTGCTGCATCCAGTTGATCTGGTCAGGTCTGACTTTGCCGGTCAGAGTCTTGCATTCCAGACTAACGAACACGGCGAGACGCTGGCCCACCATCTCGGGCGTGACCGTCACCGACTTCCAGCCAATGAGGTCAGCGCTTCCTGGGTGAAGGCCGAACTGGACGAACCGGCCTTGTTGGTCTTTGAGCGCCCCGACGTTGTTGCGGAAAAGTCGGACGCCGGTGATCTTTGATGCAGCCAGCCGGATGCGTTGCAGGATGGTGGTTTCGTTCATGCAGATTGACGTTGTTGGCGTGAGTTCCAGACACGTTTTGCCCAAAATGCCGCGTTTTTGTAGCCGCGAGATTTGCCAATCTCAACCAGCTCGGCAAAACTGGAAGCCTGCCCCTGCTCCTGCTTCCGCTGCTTGGCCATCCATGCAAGATTCAGCTCCACCAGCTCGCCATCCTGCTGCTCGATCTCGCGCTTTTTCAGCTCATAAGCGTGCCCACATTCAGGACACGACGGCGCGGGAACATGGCACGCGTAGCATTTAGGACACTGGCGAACCGGTGGCGCGTCTTCGTCGCCTGCTTTTTTCTTTTTCTTTGGCCTGCCTTCGAGGCTCCACTCTCGCTCCTCTTCAGCCAGCCCATGCCGCAGGCAGTTGCCAACGTGGTCGAGGATGACGGCGTGCGGTTTGTTCGGTGCAATGCGAAGGACTCGCCCCACTTGTTGCAGGTGCATCCCGAGGCTCTTGGTTGGCCTCAGTAGGATTGCGGCCGTCACGGTCGGGATGTCAAAGCCCTCGCTTATGATCTCGCAGCTCGTGAGCACCTGAATAGAGCCGTCGGCCAGCCCACGGACACGAGCCCGACGCTCTTGCCGGTCGAGGGTGCCGTCCAGAGTCGCGGCACGATAGCCAGCGGCAGAGAACGCCTGTGCCACGTGCTCGGCATGTGCGACGGACGCGCAGAACGCAACGGCTGGCGCTCCATTGCATAGCCGCTGATAGTGGGAAACGGCATCGCCGGTGATGGTCGGTTTGTCCATCTCCTTTGCCAGCTCATCACGAGCAAAGTCGCCACCGCGAACATTCAGGCCGTCAAGGTTGAGCTGGTTCGGTGGCGCGTAGTATTTCGGCTGAGTCAGAAAGCCTTGCTCGATGAGCCACGACACCTCCGGCCCACGGATTAACGTGTCGAACGTATCTGACAAGCCTTTGCCATCCAATCGCTCCGGCGTGGCCGTGAAGCCCAGCCTGATAGCTTTCGGGAACGCTTGGAGGATCTTGCCCCAGGTGCCAGCGGCGGCATGGTGGCATTCGTCCACGATGATGACGTCAGGCGGGATTAGTCCACCCGTGCGACGCACCACGGTTTGAACGCTCACGACTTGGACATGCGGCAGCGGGTCAATCGGCCAGCCAGCGGCAATGACGCCATGATGAATGCCGATGTCGCGCATCGTGCGGCTCGTTTGATCCACCAGCTCAGCACGGTGGACTAGAATCCACACGCGTTTGTTTTTCTGGCCTGCTCCCTGAGCGATGTGGCTGAACATCACGGTCTTGCCTGAGCCGGTCGGTGACACCACGAGCGGAGCGCGTGCGCCTTGGCTGATAGCCTGCCGCACCTCGCCAATAATGCCCTGTTGGTATGGTCGGAGGATCATGCGACGGGGACGATGTAGGTGATAAATCTAAGCGCACCTGTGCAGTTTTCACGGTCGCCAAAATAACCTCTGCCGCTTCCTAGAGTTGGATTAATTAATAGTCGGCAACGGCGCTTGTGGTTTTTCCGCAGCGGGAATTCATCGGCATAAAGCATACGCCAGCCTTCTGGCACCTTTGATTCATCGACTTTATTGGGATTGTGATACGGTCTGAGTTTGTAGGGGTGTTGTGTCATAGTGTGGTTTGATTTGTATTTGCCCGCCCGCCGCTCCTTGGCCGTGGCCGTTTAGATTGCAGCGCGGTGTTGGCTGCTTTCGCAGCGCGGGCAAAAGGGTTTACGCGGCCAGCGATGACGTCTCAGCCTCGCGCTTTTCCAGCGCCTTCGTGACTCGTGAAAGAGTGCCGAGCGTTGGCGATGATTTGCCTTGCTTCCACCGCCACCACGTTGACCAGTCGATACTGGCGTCGGCTAGGATGTCGCGAATGGGCGTGTTGATTGCAGCCGAACGCCGTTCAAAGTCGGCAATAACGGTGTCGGTGATGGAGTTGGATTTGTTGAGGGTCATGGGAAGATTGTGGTTTAGTCTTGCGACTTTGCAAGCGAGAACGCGCAAGATTGATCAAGCGCGGCAGTTGCTGAGCCGTTGTCCAGCTCTTTTATGCTTGTGCCTGAAAAATTACCGCCGATATTATCGCCGGTTTGTTAATAGTGTGGAGTCGGGTGGCGGAGGGGTCCGTCACCCGACTTTTTTATGGGCGAATGACAAGATCGTCGCCGTTGCCCGCGATGCGTTGCGATGACCTGCACTGCCGAGGCTGTTGATGTATCGCTCAGTCGTCGTGAGCTGCTTGTGTCCTAGCAGGTCGGCAATCTCTCGCTGAGTAGCTCCAGCCGCGTGCGCGTAGCTACCTACCGTGTGACGTAGATCATGGATGCGACAGCCGGTAATGCCTGCCGCTTTGCAGACGGCCCGCCATGCCTTTTGATGGCCAGACATCGGCCCGCCTGTGCGCCCAGGAAGGATAAACACGGACGAGCGCGGCAGCTCATTGAGGATCTGCATCACGTCCGGCGAGAGTGGCACCGTGCGAGCGCCGGTCTTGCTGCCGTCGTGCGGTATCCTGAGCGTCTGGTTGATCTCATCCAGCCAGCTCCACTGAGCCAGCCGCCACTCAGAGAGCCGCAGGCCGGTCAGGATGAGCAGGCGGAAAAGAGAGCGGGTTGACTCCATGACGGTCGTGCAGGTTTCCAGCGCAGTGAGCAGCCGTGCGATTTCATTGGCTTCAAGAATGCGCTCTCGGTGCTGTTCGGGGTAATGATCGACATACCGGCACGGGTTGGAGTGCTGCGGCCTCCAGCGCCAGCGCTCGGCCAGACTCAGCGCTTTGGATAGGCAGGCCAAGACGCGGTTGGCTTGGGTCGGAGTTTCGGCCATGCCGCGCCGGATCTTGAGCACGTCCGTCTCGGTAATGTCCGCCACCACGACGTCACCGAGTCGCGGGATGATGTGCAGCCTCCATGCCGTTTCGTAGGCTTCCCTCGTCCGCGCTTTGCGCTGCTGGCAGTGCTCATCGAGCATCCTGTCGCGGAGGTCGGAGAGCCGTGGCGCTTCCCTCGCGGCGGTGCGTTCCATCTTTGGGTCGCGGCCATCCTTCGCTGCCCGTTTGAGGTCGCGTGCTTTTTCGCGTGCCTCGTCCGGCAGTAGCTCGGCGGTCGTGCCAATCGTGAGCAGTCGCTCAGTTCCCGACGCCGTGCGAAACCGCAGGACATAAGATCGGCGGCCACTGGCGAGGACTCGAAGGCCAAAGCCTGGCAGCTCTGAATCCCATGTGAAGCCGACTGGAGCGGAGTCGGCAAGGCGTTTGGTGAGGCGTGGCATGTCATGGCTCCTGAGTGATGAAGGGTTGGAGTTTGGCGATGGCTTGTTGGTCTGGATACGGGGATGCCTTGATGGCATTATGCGCCTCCCTGATAGCCTCGCGCATGGCGGCAATCTCCAAAGCCGGATCGGTCATTCCAGTGCAGGCGTTGACGCAAGAAACGGCACGCTGAATTTTTGCTTCATCGATTACGTAATCAATGCCAGTCAAAACGGCGTCATCGTCTCGGCTTTCAATAGAGGGCTCGCCTTGGCTGAATTTCCAGGGCTCGCCGTAGTCGGGTGTTGGTGTGGTGGGGGTGGTCATGGTGTGGTGATAGTTGGAAGTTTCCATTCGTGGCAGAGTTTGGCGAGGTGATCGAGCGACGGGTGGCGCTCCCAGAATTGTAGGCCGCTATCCTTGTCGTCGTTGATATGGCGCGCGTGAGCCATCAGCTTTACCATGCTAGGGCCGCTGGGACCGATCTCGATCCTGACGCCCATCCGGTGAGCCACGAGAACAATTCTGGTCAGTCGATTGCCGTCAAAGGTGGAAAGGTTTGAACGCACGCTGGTTTCCACTCCACGAGGACCGCACTCCTTGATTTTGCCGAGGTGATGATACCCCTCCTCAACTACTGCCAGTGCATAGCTCGCAAGGAGCTGGTCATCGTTCCAGGTGCCTGTGCCGTGGTATTTCATCGAGGCTTTTGCCTCGTCAATGTAGGCTAGAAGCTGCGGGTGGCGTGTCCGCAGATTGTCCGCAGAATTAGCAGATTGTCCGCATATTTCGGCAGACTCGGTGGTGGTGGTGTTGTCCATAGTGTTAGGTTTATCAGGTAGTTACAGGTTTTGGCAAGATCTAGCAAAGGTGGCCCCTCTATCTTTTAATCAGAGGGTCTCGGGTTCGATCCCCGACGGGCTCACCAATGAATTCAAGGGGTTAGGCGGTTTCGGTGGGTTTGGCTGGCAGTGGCTTGTCCGCACATTGTCCGCACGCGGCAGCGTTTGGCGTAACCGGAAGTGCGGCAGGTTGATCGAGGACGGCTCCAGCCTCTAGCCACGCGTGCGCCAGCTCCAGCCTTTCCTCACCGGTTGGCTCATCGGCGCACATCCTAGCAGAGATGGCGCGGTGTAGCCTCGCAATGAGCACCATCAGCCTGTCGTTTTCCATTTGCGCGGCGTCAAGCTCTCGCCTCTCAACCAGCTCGATCAGCCGGTCGCCGTCCATGTAGGGGTAGGTTTTCATGCTCGTTTGTTTTTGAGTTTGGTCAGGCACTTTCCGCAGGTGACTTTCCCTGCGCGATCTTTGTTCATCTTGCCGCAGCAATGGCATTTCCCAGCATCGACGCGCTGGCGGTAGTAGGCAGCGGCGTAGGCCTTGCGGTCTTTGGTGACTCCACGGCAGGCATACGGCCCGCGTTTGTTGTTCCGTGCCGCAGCTTCTCTAAGGATCTGTTTTCGCTCCTCGGAAAGTGGCAGGCCGTTGATATGTGCGATTTTGTCAGCGAGGCTCATAATGCAAAGGCGAGGTAGAAGATGGCTGTGAAAATGACGGTCAGAGCGATAGCGCCGAGCGTGTCTTTGATGATCTGGTGGTAGGCCGCAATAGTGGCCTCGGACTCACGGCGCAGGCGTTTAGCGCGTGCCGTGTTGAGCCGGTAGCGATGCAGAAACTCGCCAGTGTTGTCGGTGATGCGGTCAGATGGGTATTTCATGGGTATTTGATGGGTAATTGATCGTTATTTGATGGCCACTGCGTCGATGAGCTGGAGCCATTCGGCCTCGGTTTTGACTCCTTGGTGAAGGTGAAGGATGTTTCCGATTTTCTCAGAACTCCACCCTGGCAGGCGTTGCCTGACGTGGCCACGGTTGAGGCGGTTGGCCTTCATGGCGTCGTAAATGGCCTTGGTGAGATCCACGCGTGCGGCGTTTCTTGTCTCTCTGGCTTGCACCAGCGCTGTCTCAGAGCGCTGGAGCTTGCGCAGGCTTTTGATGAGGACGGACTTCATGGTGTGGTGGGGCGGAGTAATTGGCGATTAAGCCTGGACTGACATTTTGCGGGCTAGGTCGTAACCTTGACGATCAAACTCGTCCATTTCCAACTCACGAGCTGAGCGGCCAGCGGCCTCGCGGGTTGCTTCGACTTCGGCGATGGCCTGCTTTACCTGCTCAGCGCGTTCTGCATTGAGTCCGAGCTTGCCGAGGCTGGCCACGATTGTCGCGTGTCCAGTCACTGGCTTTAGTCCGCCGATGATGTGGCCGATGTCGTTGCCTGCGACTGATACGTCAAAATTGATCATGTTGCTGACGAGCTTAACAGTGATCTTAATTTCTTGGCCGTTTGCGTTGTTCCAGGTGATGTTTTTCATAGTGTGGTGGGGTTTGTCTTGCTGACCTGTCCACAATAGCCAGTCTTGCAACTATGCAAGCGCAAAGTTTGAAATAATTCAAAACAACAAAAAGCCCCAGTGATTGCTCACTGAGGCTCCGTGTTTAGGCGCGATTAAAGGTGCGCTTTGCTTCCCATTCTTCAACGCCATCCAGAGGGTAAAGCACGCGGCCACCGATTTTGATGTATCGCGGCCCCAGCTTCCGACTTCGCCACGTTGCCAGCGTCACAAGCGTGATGCTGGCCTGCCAGCGGTCCACTAACGCCTGTGGAGTCATCAGCCTCGGCTCATTCGATGAACGCATCGTCTCCCCCTTCCGGTATTGCTGCGGTTGTTGTTGTTGTCAGTGCGGCGGTAGCGGCCTCAGTCATCTCTGACGTGTCGGCGGCGGCTGCGATCTCACGCTGTTGGTCGTATCCGGCAGCGCTGGCTTTCAAAGCTGGCAGCTCGGCACCCAAAGCCTGACGTGCCTGCGGTGTGATAGCCTTCCAAGCGGCTTCCAGCGCTTTCATGCCCTGCTCGCAGGTATTTGCGAGCATTGCGCGGCAGCGCTCTAGCTCTTTATTGACCGGCGTGCCTCCGTCGATCCAAGCGCGGACAGCCTCGCCGTCCTGAACGCCGATGTAATTGCTACCACGGCCCAAGTGCGGCATCAGCGCGGCTGGGCATTTCATGACCTGCTGACGCTTCCCGCATTCGTCCATCATCAGGCTGGCCGTCATTTCGAACATGAAGTTTTTTTCCTGCACTGGCTGGATGCCCTGCGGAATAAAAACGGTCTTGCCCTGTGAGTCGCGGTCGATCTTGGTCTTTTCCCGAGCGCGGACACAAACGACGATATGCATGGATGATTGCAGGAGCACGTCCATGAATCGCTTATGCTCGCGCTTGGCCTTGTTCCAGCGCCCAGGCTTGCCGGGTGCCACGCCATCGTTTGCGATGTCGTCACATCCGCCGATGCCTTCCCACTCGTGAGTGACGGAATCAATCACGAGCACATCGACGCCAGCGGCCTCGAACTGCTTGATGGCTTCGGCATAGCGTGCCGGACTGAACGGTGCGCCCATGTCCGCGATGAGGAACTGAGCCTTGTTCGGCAGGATGTCAGAATACAAGCGCCCGCGTCTGTTCTCGGTGTCGAGGAATCCGACTTTGGCTGAGTTGCATTTCGCCAGTCCGTAGGCATACAAAATGGCTGAGTATGTCTTGCCACTGCCGGATACTCCAGCAAAGGCGGTGACGGTCTTGGCTCCCTCGCGGGATGCGGTTTCAATTTTAAGGAATGACATATTTGTTTCGTGTGTTGGGGTTGGTTAGTTGAGTTTCGTTTTCTGGTTCTCGATCCAGCTGGCGAATTTCGCCACCTGGCTGTGGATGAGTTCTTCGATCTCCTTATTGGCTGCGTGCGTGCTGAATCTTGGCAGCGGGATGGCGCGGATGGCCTGAGCCAGTGCATCCAGTTTTTCACGATCAGGAGCGGCGGCGGCAGCGCGTGCGGCTGCTTCCTGCTCGGCCTTGGCTCGTGCTTCGGCCTCTTGCTTGGCGCGGAGTTCAGCCTCGACTTTCTCGCGTGCTTGGCGTTCGGCCTTGGCTTTAGCTTCGGCTGCTTCACGCTCTGCCTTAGCTTTGGCTTCGATGGCCTCGCGCTCCTTTCTGTTATTCTCTGCTATCCTGCGAGCCTCAGCTTGTGCCTCTTCCGCCAGCCTGCGAGCCTCAGCTTGTGCGGCTTCGCGTTCGGCTTTCAGACGCTCATTTTCTGCACGGATGCGCTCACGCTCGGCGGCAGCTTCGGCGTCACGTTTGGCGCGTTCCTCGGCCTCAATGCGCTCACGCTCGATGCGCTCAGCTTCGGCCTTGCGTGCTGCTTCCTGCCGTGCGGCAAATGCGAGCTGGTTGGTTTCAAGCAGGTTCGCAAACGTGGCTTCGTCCATCTCGCCGAGTTGGTAGAGACTGACATCAGTGAACGGCCTCAGTGCGTCTTCACGCTCGGCTTTGAGCCGCGCTTTTCGCTCTTCCTCGATGCGCTGGATGAATTGCTCCTGCTCCAGCAAGTGCTTCTCCAGCGGCTCAACGGCGTAAGCCAGCATGTTATAAATGCCGTCGATGGCCTTGCCTTTCTTGAGGCTGTCTTCCTTGAGCGCCTTGCGGGTCTTTTCGGCATTGATGCGGATCTCGCGTAGTGCCAAGCGGGTTTCACGCGCCAGCTTCATTTCCCTGAACTGGTCAGGGCGTGTGATCTGGATGCTGAGAGCTTTCTGGCGCCATTCGTCGGCGGCGGTGAAATACTCTTCAAACGCAGCGCGAAGGCTTTGAGCCGTGTCGGGTGTCAGCCCCTCGTCCAGCTTGAGAACAAGGGGTTGAAGTTGACCGGCAGGCGGCATGATTTCGAGTGTAGTGGTTTCCATAGTGTGTTTTATGTGTGGGGTTGTTTTCGGTTACGCCGCTTTAGGCATGGCCCAAGCTGGCAAATTGAGTTCGGCTGGCACATCGCCCAGCCCTGGCCAGATGCCGGACGCTTCGCACTTGGCGAACATCTCCAGGTCTTCACGGAGTTGTGAACGGCCAAAGTCGATCATGGACGGACTGGCGACGTAGGCGCGGCAGAGGTAAGGCGCTTCGGACTCTTGAGCGATGAAAATAAAAGCCTTTGGCTTCTCACCGCTTACTGCCTCCCAGCCGTCGAGATACATCGCGGCCTGCCGGTAATATCCGTAGTTCCAAGCGGCACGTTGGAAGGCGTCCTCGCTCGCGTCTTGGCAGGTCTTGGGGTCGATGATCAGGCCATCGGCGCGGATGATGTCCGGTCTGGCGCGGCATTTCACGCCGGTTGCAGAGTCCTGCCAGAATAGACTGGCCTCAGTGTAAAGTCGTGCGGACTCGATGGCATTGCGGCAGGCGAGGTTTTTCATCATTGCCTCGCGCATTGCGTGGCATTTTGCGACGTCCTCCTCATTCACGATGATCTTGCCATCATTGCTAGCGTTAAAGTTGTCCCACCAGTGAATGGCTTCGAGTGTTTCAAGGCTTGGTTTCTTCGCCTCGCGCTGAATCCGTGTCGGACGCTTTGGTGCGTCGCTCGGCACTGTGGAATAGAGCTTTGGAAAAAGTTCCGGCTCTAGGATGACGGTGTGATATAGACTGCCGAAAAGCAGCGCCGGTGATTTAGTCTCACTGGGGTTCTTTCGCTTCCAGTCGTAATACGCTGGAGCCTTGCGGAAATCGTCGAGGCCGTGCTTTGAGACGGCTTCATGACGATGATATGACGATGCTTCAAGGTCACGAATGACCGATGGGTATGTTGTAGGGGTTTGCATATTGTGGGCCTCGGGTTGAGGCTCCACAAGAGAAGCCACTCTTGCAGACTTGCAAGCGAAAGATTGCTATAAATTGCGCGACTGTGCCGCGATTATATACGGTTAGCCGATTGAAACGGTTCAGGCCCCTTCACCGCTCACGCGCATGGACCAGCCTCGCGAATCAAGGCGGTGTTGCACAGTCTTTACAAGCCACTCGCCATTCACGCCTTCGCGGAATGCTGCCAGTGTGACCTTGCCACCGGCCACGATGTCGAGACGCCCAGGCAGCGAGAGTTCCAAGCTGCGTGTGCTTCGAGCGATGCGTTTTGCTACAGTCTTGGCCTGTGCCTTTGCTTGTGGCTCATCAGCGGCAGGCGTCGGCGGTGTGAACGTGCTCTCGCTTGCCGCCAGCCATGCCACGTCTTGTGTCAGCTCTGGCATTGATGCAGGCTGCTCGACTTCGGCCTCGACCTCGTTTGTGTCGCCGGTTTCATAGTCGTGATACTTCACTTTGACAGTTTTGTATGCCTGCCCCTTGCCACCGGCAGAAACGCGCCATGTGCTTACTTCGTTGCGTTGCAATGTCACGTTCAGAGCCGTGCCTCCTGTGCCAGTGCCAGCACCTTCAGCCGCGATGATCATGCGCCCGTCGGCAAACTTCAAAAAGCCACCGTGTCGCCTTACCAGTCGCAAGATTAAATTTGTGTCAGACTCATCGACTTGCTGCTCGTTAATGATCTGCACCGATGCCAGCGACGTATCGACGGACGCTGAAACTCCAAGGTTTCCAGCGATTGACTTCGCGATGTCGCCAAGAGTGGTATCTTCCCACGATTTCGAGCGGCGGGCGGCAATGCTACCAGCTTGTGCAACTGGTGCCGATGAGCACGACACGGTAAGCCGGTCAGGTGGCCCTTCAATCTGCGTTGAGTCCACCGTGAAACTGCCCACGCGTTGCAAAGCGAGGTCGTAGCCGACAGAAAGTTCAACCTTTGCGCCGGACTTCGGGACTGCTAAAAGGTTGTCTGAATCTTGAAGCGTGATCGTTAGCCCATCGCTTCCTTCCTCCACGGTGTCGCTCCACTCAATAATGCCAGCGCGAGCCGTGACATCAGCGGTGATGTCATTGCCGGAAACGGAGATCTGAAAAGAAGGTGTCACGAGAAAAGCTGAAGTCGTTGCGTAGGCTGCGGTGCCGGTGCGTCCGGCATGGTGATCTCAATGCCAGCCGGTAGCCTTGGCCCGTAGTCAGCAAGGCCACGGTTGGCTTCCAGCACTGTCTCCACGAGCCCGTTGTCTTGCCGCTCGTAGTATCGCCAAACGATCTCATCAAGAACGTCGCCGGTGCGTGTTGTATAAATAGCGGCCATCAGGAAAATAGACTCGGGATTTGCTTGAGCTTGTTGACAGCGCCCTTGATTGCAGTCAGCGCGTCGGCCGACTTTTTAAGCTGCACCGTGAATGTCATGCGGCGCGGTGAGCCGTCAGAAAAGTGCAGGTCTTCGCCCTGCTCGATTGATTCCAGCACCCACAGGCCAAAGAAGAAACCGTTGCCACCAATGAGCGGTAGCTGGGTTCCCAAGTCGCCCAAAAGTCGCAGCGCGGTTATTGTCTCGGTGCCGCCAGTGAAGCCTGGCACAAGCATACCTCTCAGCGTGATCGTCTCGGCGTTCTTGCCCGTGTATTGCATCGCCGGTGTCGTGCCAATAAGCTCTTGCTCTGGCCATTTCCATGACGTTTGACGAGTCAGCTCTTGGTATGGAGCTGTCTCAATCATAAAGGGGTAGCCCCCGAGGTTGATCATCATCCCGGTCATTGTGGCACGAGTGTTCCTGTTTCGTCGTAGAGCTTCATCGACTTGAGCGCTGACTTGACGGCATCGCCAACGGCAGCGGGATTTGATGATGGAGCGGTGACGTTGATTTGAAAGTCCTGTTTCACGTTATTGGTGCGCCCAGGTGTTGGCATGTTCTCCGCTGGCATGATCTGCCGCATCAGGTCGGTCTTCATCGCCTCGTTGCTCTTGAATGGCACGAGTGCATCGACCGCGCCTTTCTGAGCCTGCGGTGTGCCGTCGAGGTTGTATTTGTCGAGGCCAAAAAGCTGCCCGACTTTCGAGTTGGCGAACCACGCGCCAATCTCTCTGAGTGCATCAAGCAGCGGATTGATTGCCGAGTCGATGAGATCCATGATCTCATCTTTGAAGGTGTAGATGACCGCTCCGACTGCAACAATTCCGGCAGCGAGCGCTCCCCACGGCCCGACAGCCGCCCAAGAAGCTACAGCCAGCGCTTTCATGGTTGTGCCTAATGTCACGAGCCCTGCAATGATTGAAGGCCCGATGAGTGCGCCGACTTGCACAACTACATTGCCGATAGCGAGCGCCAGTGAGCCCACACTTGCAATCGTCGGTGCCAGCGCCACTGCGCCAAGGATGACGCCTAGATTCTTCCAGCCTCCCACAAAGTCTTTGACTGCCACGACGGCGCTTCCGGCTTCGATGGCAAATTCCTTGAATGCGATGAACGCATCTTTAATGGCCGTGCCTGTCTGCTTTGCCCAATCTTTCAGACGTCCATCAGCCGCAGCTTTGTTCAGTTCTTCGAGGATGCCGCCGACTTCGGTTTTCATCCAATCGAACAAGCCCGCAGCCATCACGGACGTGGTGAAGCGTGTCCACTGGTCGCCCATGTTGGACATCATGCCCGCCCAGGTCTTAGACTGAGCTTCCATTGCCCCGGCATATTTCTCGTTCCAGATAGCTGTCAGTGTGGACTGAATGAGCTGGCGATTGCCAGCGTCCACGGCTTTCTGGCGCTGCTTTCCAGCGCGGTCGGTGTAGCTGTAGATGATGCGCCCGCCGTCTTTAGCTGCCTTGATACCAAACTCTTTCAGCCGCTCGTTCTCGCCTGTCACAGCGTCGGCGATAGCTTCAACGGCAGACATGACATCCTTGCCCATGCTGGCAGCGGTGTCGCCAAGCGTGCGAAGTGTGTCGCCCTTGATTGGATCGATGCCGTAGGCGCGAAGGCGCACGAATGCCTCAGACACCTGCTTGATGTCGTAAGGCGTCGTTGCCGCAAACTCGGAGATCCAGCCGAACGCCTGTTTGGCTTTGGTGACGTTGCCGCCTTCGAGCGTGGTCAGGATCGTCTGCAGCCGCTCAAACTCGGCTGCGGTGTCCACAAATTGTGTCTTGAAAACGTAGCCAGTGACAGCGCCAAGGGCTGTCAGCTTTGTTGTCAGCCCCATGACGTGACCACGCACGTTTGCAAACGCGGTGCCGACGCCGGATGCAGCTGTGCGAATGCGGCTCATTGATCCACCGACGCGTGTGAATGATGCCAGTCGTGCCTCACTGCTGGAAATCGCTGAGGCCAGCCGCGCCTGTTCGCTGGTAAGCCTGGAGGTGTCAACGCCTGCGGCAGTGAGTGCTGCCGATAGTTTTTCAACCTGCGCCGTATAGCGAGCCGTTGCCGATGCACTGCCTTTGGCTTTGGCCTCTGCCAGTTTGCCCTGTGCTGCTTGGAGTTTGGCGAGGTCGCCAGATTGCTTTTTCAGCTTGGCCAGGCTGCCGCCTAACGTGTCGATTTGCTTTCCGAGACGGCCAAACACAGCGCCCACGGTCGCGGCCATGGTGGCGCCGATCTGGACGGTTGCGGAGATGTTACGAGCCATGGCGTTTCGGTGATGGTATAGATGTCACCCACTCGACAAACTCGTCTGTGGGCATTGCGTCAATCTCGGAAAGCGCCCAGCCCGTATAATTCGCCAGCGCGAGAGTGGCCCTTATGGCGTCGTCTCGCTCAAGCCAAAAAAACCGGCCAGCGCCTTTTGCACTTTCACAAAGTCGGCCATATCGAGAGACTCAACGGCGTCAGGCGTGATCTGCGCAAGGTTGGCAATCAGGTTGATCTCCTGAGCCGCGTCATCCTTGCCGCCAGTGATGCGAGCGACGCGCATGTCTTTCACGGTCGGACGGCGCAGCGTGATCTCGTTGATCGTTGCGCCGGAGAATGTGACTGGAAAGTCGAGCTTGATCTTGGTCATGGTGTCAGATGATTACAGGCCGATAGCTGCACGCTGAGCGGCGAGACGGTCGGTGCCGTTCACGATGCGCTTCATGTTGAGCACGTCGATGTCGTGGATGCGAACGCCGTCGATGTCGTAAGCGAACTCGCGCACGTCCATTGTAAGCGACACGCCTGCCTTAGCTCCAGCTGTCACAGCATCAAACTCAACGCTGCGGATGGTGCCACGCTGCGTGAAGACTTCGGCCTTCACGGTGCCGTCGAGGTCTTCGAGAGCGCCACGGACGATGAGAGCGAAAGTCTGGCCAGCTCCAACGCCCCAAAGGCGCAAGGCCTCGGCTGCGATCTTGCTGAGCTTGAAGGTTGCTTCCAGCTTCTCCATGCCCATGTCGAGAGCAACGCTGGAGTCCATGCCACCGGCGCGGAAGTCTTCCACCTGCACGGTAAGCGCGGGCGGCTGATACTCTTCCACGTTTCCGGCATAGCCGAAACCATCAAGAAAGAGAGCGAAGTTTTTGCGGATTTGAGCGGCTGCGGCCATGATGTTTTAGCGGTGAGAGTTGAGATTAAGCTGTGATCTCGGTGATGTAGTCATTGACCAAGATTGAGCGGAAAGTGATGTTTTCCGCAGGATAAGGCGGAGTGAAGTCAAAATTGAAATACACCTTGCCCTGGGCGATGTTCGCCGGTGTGTTCAGGTCGGGATCAGGCCAGCACTTGCCACCGAGAAGAGCGCCGAGATTTGTCAGCGTCTTGATGTAGGCATTCACTGACTCTGCAACATCCTCAAGGTAGGTGCGTGAGATGTTGCGATCCACGGCCCAGAGATGAGCGCGGAGAATACTGTCGTTGATCAGGTCAGCTGTGCGGCGGACGCTGATGAAAGCAAACTTCAGATCAGCGGCGGTTGTGCGATTGCCCCAGAAACGATTTCCGTTCTGGTTGATGACCGTCGTGACGTTGGCCTCATTGAGCAAGTTGGCCGGTGCGGTCGGGTCGCCAAGACGGAAACCAACAGCGCGAGATGTGCCGCTGAATCCGAGCACTTCAAGGTTGCTTGGGCTCCACCAGAAGCCACGCTCGAAGTCAGACTTAGCGGTTGCGCCTGCCCAAGCTGCGGAAGGTGCGTGTGCCACGCCATCCTTCACAAGCCAAGGGTCAATGATTGCCAAACGGTCGCTGCCGAATTGCGTTGCGTAGTTCACGGCTGCTGCGTCGGAGCTGTTAGGCCCGTCAGCGTAAGCGATGGCGCGGAGTTTGTTAGCCACGGACACGAGAGCGTCGGCGGTGGTCTTCTGGTTGCTGAACTCAGGAGCGATCAGGATGCGCGGTGTCAGGCCAAGGACAGACTCGGCATCGAGCAGCTTCGTGATGGCGTTCTCAATGTTGGTCTTTGTCGCAGCGGCATCGCCACCAACGGCAGCGCGGATCACGACGACTACAGCGCCAGCCTGTGCGAAGATGTCAGCAAGTGCGGCGGGGATTGTGCCAGTGGTGCCAGCGCGGGCGGCTTCGGTCACGCTACCTGCCACGAGGTAAGGCGTGTTGAGCGGGAAGGCTTCGTCCTTGCCACCAGAAAGCAGCACGGTCGATGTCGGAGAGACGACGCCAGAGCCACCGCTCACGACGCTCACTAAGGCTGCAATGCCAGCGTTTGCATCCAGCGCGGTCTTGATCAGTGCCGGTGTGCTCGTGACGACTCCAGCGTTGTCAGTCGCGAGGTTGACCGTGATGGCCTTGTCGGTCAGTGACACACTCAGAGATTGTGAGGCAGCGCCAGGGTTGCGAAGGCGAATGCTGATTGCATTGCCTGCGATGCCTGCCGTATCAGCGGTGATGGTTAACGCGCTGGTGCCTGTGCCAAGTATGGCGGAAGCTGCAACGGCAGCCTCAGCGCCTGGAGCTGTTCCAACAAGGCCGATGACGGCAGAATTGACGGTGCGGATGGGGCGAGGTCCATCAGTAACTTCGATGACCTGGACGCCGTGAAGGTATTGCTCGGGCATGGTGCGATTTTATGAGGTTGATGTGGTTAGTCTTGTGCGGTTGGTTCCGCTAGATTTTAACGATCCAATTCAGCGCCATTGACGGCTGCATATTGTTGTGGGCTGCTCCTCCACCTGTGCCGCCGATTTGCTGGCCTTGCGTGTTTGCCGGTGTTCCCGTGAATGCAGCCTGCGTTGCAGCACTGGTGGTCTTGGTTGGAAATCCGCCGGTTGTCTGCGTGGAAGCATCAGACGAGCCTGTCAACGTGTAAGACGCTCTGAACGGATGCCCATGCAGCGGCATTTGTGCCTCGGTCAGCGTGTGCTCTTCGGCTCCTACCTTTGCGCCATGCGTGCGAGCGCTCAAGCCTGTGCCGGTGCCTGTGCCGATGATTGACCGGCCACGCATGTCAGGCAGGGTGATCGTCTTGTTTGCAGCCCAGTCAGCGGCAGCGGTTGCGCCACGTCCACCTGAGACTGGTGCGTCGGCATTGGTGAGAGATGCCCACAGGATGAGGAATAACTCTTGATGGTCGGCGCTGGCTCGTGTTGCACCGGATGAGGCAGAGCCTACGGTGTCACCGTTGAAAAGCAGCCAGCCTGTCGGAGCAGCTGAGCGAATTGTTGCGATGACGGTGCCGGTCATCGTTTCGAGAAAGTTCAAGGATCTGCGCTTCATAAAAAGACGCCTCGTGATAACGGCCACGAGGCCAGCCGGATTGATTACTTCGCTGCGATCTTGCTCGCTTTCTTCGAGAGCACGCCCTCGATGATGGCCACGCCCACAGAGATGGCGAGGCCAGTGGCTCCAGCTGCTATCTGCTGAGTCTGCGCGGCGATTTCAACCGCCTGCGTTGGGTCAATATTGACCTTTGACGCGTGCGTGATGACCACGGCAGATGCGGCAGCGCCAGCGGATGAGCCCCACTTCAGAGCTTGCCGGAATAGCCAGCCTTTTGAGGTGCCGATGATAGTCTTGAGAATCTCTTTCATGATATTGTTTTCCTGCGGATGGTTTACTTGTGCTTATGCGGTCCGCTTCCACATAAACACGGTGACGTAGGGTTGAAGGTTGTTATGAGCCTGCCCGCCACCTTTGCTGCCGGTCTGGCTCGTTAATCTCCGCACACCGCTGCTTGTCCCGCCGCTGGTGTCGAAGTCGTTTGTTGTGCTGAGAGCTACGATATTGCTGTGCGTGTGCGCTGGCATTTCGGCCTCGGTGAGCACGTGCGTCTTGGCACCGCCAGTCTTGTCGAGCGCGTTGAAGCTGGCATCAGCTTCATCAAAGCCCGTTAGCACGCGGCCCTGTGCGTAGCGTTCCCACGTTCCGAATCCGAGAATAGATGATGGGTTGCCGTTCTGGCGAGTCATAAAGATCTCGCCGACTGGATATGTGCGCTGCTGCATGAGCTGCCAGAGCGAGTTTAGATATGTCGCACTCGTGAGCAGTTCGAGGTTTGCACGCGCCGTGGCTTTGTTTGGCACATCGGCAAGGTTTTGAGACTGCGCCAAGAATGCGGCCTGTCCGGTTGGCTCATTTTGCACGCAAAGGATCTTCGAGCCTGCGGCGTAGCTGGTCGCCAGCGTCACGCGTGATGCCGTGGTGGCTGTCCAGTCGTCAGGATGAAGTCGGATGCCTTCGATGTAGATTGAAAGGCCGACGGTGGTGCAAGTCGCCAAGTCCACAATCGTCTGGCTTGCAACGAGTGTCTGCTCCTCCTGAATGGTGTTGACGATGACATTCACGTCCTCGGGATTTCGCCATTCATAGTCGCCGGATGCGTTGGAAACCTTAGTGAGAATCTGGTCGGTCGTGCCGCCAGGAATGAGAAGATCAAGCTGGTCATTCACCCACTGCCGCGTTGCCACAACGACGGCGGTGTCGATCTGGAGCGTAATGGCATCAGTGTTTGACACGACGAGAAAGAGCCGCGCCACAAGGTCGAGCGTCGCGCCTTCGGACGGCAGCGGTTTATAGACGGCCGGAAACTGCGCGATTGCAATGAGGTCGTCTTCATCATCAAACACGCCGATTTCGCGGATTGTGAAGCCACCCTGAGCGGCAGGCACAATCAGCTCGCAGATGACACGCGTGGCATCAGCAGGGTCAATATTGATGTAATTCGTCGCGCCGGAATAAACGGAACGCACAAGGTCGGTGTTTGACTCAGAAGGTGTGGTTGGGTTGCCGTTGCCGTCACCGATTTTCATCGTGGTGAGATTGAGCGGCGTGTTGTTCGCGATGGCGTCCGCGATCTTCGCGAGGCCCAGCGTGGTGATGGTTGCTAAGTAAGACATATTAATTCACTTCGATATTAAGGAGTTCAGTCCAGTTGGAATAAACTGTGCCGCTCGGGTAACTCATGCCCTCGGCTCTTACGCGGACATCATAAAAGTCTGCGGACAGGCCGAAGAAAGTGGCATAACCGCTTGCATCGGTAACGGCGGCAAAAGCATTGGCCCAGGTGTCACCGTTGATCCGTATTTCCCAAGTGAGAAAATAACCGTGGCCATCACACGCCAGAACAATGACGCCAGCACTCGAAGTGTCTGCGGTAATGTCAGTCGGCGCTATTGCTGAAATCGTGAATGGCTCAGATAGCCACGAGCTGAATCTGCCGTCTGCAAATGAGCGAATGTTGAAAATGAAATCGCCATGCAGGACGCTTAGATCTGTGATAGCTTCGGAATAGGCATTCCCGCCACTTACAAGCTCTCCAGTGAGCGAGCGAATTTCAATCTGGTAATACTCTCCTGTGCCAGTCCAAGAGGCATTGACTGAGTTAACAATGTCAGCCTGCTCAATTACCAAATCAGACGGTGGCAGCGTGTAGTCCTCAGTCTCCTTGGCCTCATAGCTCAAGCCACTCATCGTGACGCCGCCAATAAACAAGCCTGCCGGATCTGTATCGGCGACATAAAGAGTGTCGAGCAGCTCGGAGCGTGCGTTTTTCTGGCGTAGCGCGACGGTAACAGAACGGTTGAGCGCATCCTCAGCGACGGAGCCGCCAGCGCTGTCACCGGCACGGATTCGCACGCGCAGCCGGAAGGTGTAAGCCACGCCGGTTGCCTCGTCGATTTCCACCTCATAGCCTAGACGCTGGAGGGCACGACGGAGAGCGCCCACGGTGCCTTTTTTCCGATGCTGGTCAATGCTAGCAGCGACGACTTCGCGCTTTGTCTCCACCGGCCATGTGGCATCCCAGTCATCGACGCTCAAAGCCCACGCCAGCCAAGGAAGCTGAGCCTCTGGACACGTTGCCGGACTCCAGAGTGTTTTGATAGGCACATCAGGCAAACGATTCACAGCGAGCGAGATGTCCCGCTCTTGGCTCGTGGCGTTTGGTGGCAGGAGATCGTCAGGCATTGGCGGTGCTCAAAGTGATGGCGGTGCAAAACGGTGCCTGAGCCGGGGTGATGACAAGATCAGCGGTGATGCCTGGAGATGTTAGCGTGACGCGCTCGACACCTCCAACGTGAAGCGCGGCATACAAAGCGGAAAGTCGGACATCAGCGCCGACTGCGTGCTTCTCGGCCACGAATCGCTGCACGTTCGCGAGCGCATTCAGGCGCACGGTGTCTGGATCAGGCCCAGAATTGACGAACAGGGTCGCGATGACTGAGTAGTTAACGACGGTCGCGGATTGCACCGTGACTTGATCGGTGAGCGGTCGCACGTCCTCAGCGTTTAGCGCGGCAGTGACGGCATTGATTAAAGGCGTGCCAGCTGCCCCGTTACCCTCGCCGGAAAGGATCGTCACGAGCACGTCACCGGGATCAGTATCGGGTGGCCCCTGAATGCCGACAGACTTCACGCCTTCGACTTTTAGGGCATGGTATTCATAGGCTCCCACCGGCCCTGCGGTGCTCAGCCCCTCAAGCGCAAGCTGGATGCGATAGCGCAGCGCTGAATCTGTCTCGTAGGTCGGTGGAATGGGTGGCAATGCCTGCACGTCGCCGTCATCGAGGATCTTGCGCGTGACGCCAAAGAGAGCGCCCAGCCCTTCGAGGTCTGCGCCGGTCGAAGTTGCAAGCATGACAGCGCGAGCGCCGTCATTGACGCGCTGGCGGATCAGCATCTCGCGGTAGGCTGCGACTTCGAGGATCTTATAAGCTGGATCACTCTCCACAAACGCGGAAAACTGAGCGTCACGAGCGCGAAGATCAGCCAGCATCGACGCCAGTATTGTCTCGAAACTAAATGTCTCCACCACGTCAGGGACGGGCACGGTTGACAGGTCAATGGGCGTGTAGTTGCTCATGCGGTTATCGCGATGCCGTCCAAACGGATAGGCTCGCCGGTGGGTGTGTAGGTGGCCTCAAGTTCGATGACTACGCGGCCTTGAACAGCGGATTGGATGCCAACGCGGCGCGGCGTGATGCGTGGCTCCCAGCGCAGAAGAGCCTCAATGGTTGCCGCGTAAATGTCGGAAATGGTCCGCGCATTGACAGGCGAATCCACGAGCTGAAACAGCCTTGAGCCGTAGTCACGACGCATCACTCGCGAGCCGACAGGTGTTGTCAGGATGTCGCGGATTGACTGTCGCAGGTGGTCAATGCCGGTGAGCGGCTTGCCTGTGCTGGCGTTGGTGCCTCGCATGATTGCACGATGCTATGAGCCGCCAGCGCGGTCTTGTGCGGTTGGTTCCGTAGTCAGATTGTGAACCGGATGCGGCTGCGAATGCGTGAGATGTGCCGCTTTTTGGCCAGCACTGCGCCGCCCTCACGGCTTCCTTGGCCGTCGGTGTTACCCTCGATGGTTTGCACGTTCCCCTCAGCGTCGGGCGTGCTCGTGGCAATGCCGATGTGCGAAAACGTGAAGATGATAATGTCGCCAGGCTGGATGTCGCCACGATGCGGCTTCCTCGTCTGTGTGGTGCGATCTTGCGCCAGACTCCAGTTCTCGAATGCCCAGGCTCCAGCGGTGCGCGGGCGTTTGAAGGTCGCAGTTTCTTTGATGCCCGTGCCAGCCATGGCCTCACGGACAAGCCAGCAAACAAATGCAGCGCACCACGGCCACGACTCATCAGCCGGGAGGTTTGTCGCGGCCTTATATTCGTTCACACGAGGTCCGCAGTTGGTGCCGTCGATCTCTTCGACGCCGATTTCATTACGGGCGAGTTCGATGATTTTTGATGCAAGTAGAGACATGGGGAGAGTCTAACGCGGCCCGCGCCATGCGGGTCACGAAGGCGCATGAAACGTCAGTTTATCGCGCAGTATTGCAAGCTGTTTTCCGTCGGCTGTCTTGCAGAGCCATTCGGTATCCCAGCCGTCTTGATCTGCCAAAGGATACTTCGGATGTACGACGGTTCCGGCAGTTAGCTGCACGGGGTCGCCGGTTTGGTATTCCAGCGCCCATTCTGAGCGGCTGAGAAAGATGGAAGATGGAAGGCCGTAGGGCATCAGCGAGGCCGGTCGTCAATCAGCGTGCCATGCTTTGCCGAGTCCATCAGGATATTGCAGCCAGCCGCGATGTGAGCAAGGTGAGAGCGTCCACTTTCGGGGTCAATGTCCTCGCCGGTCTGCCACGCCATGAGGTGCCTCATGATGGCCGAGACGTATGTGCTGGCATTGACTTCGTTGTTGCGCCAGTTGTATCGCCCATATTTTGCAGCGCCCAGGCCATGCACCCAAGCCGTTTCAATGAGCGCATGAGCTGGAAGTAGCTCCATAGGTGCCTTCGTCTTTCCTACTTCGCCTTTCGGGTCCATAGGCTACACCGGCCCTCCCGTGTTGCTGCCGCCAGATTGAACGCCACTGTGAACGTGCGTCTGGAGAGTAACGTTGCCGCCCTTGATGAGTCCGGTCGATGTGATCTTGCCTTGAACGGTCACATCACCCTGAATCGCCACGCCACTGTGCGTCATCGTCATGTGAACGCCATCGACGGTGAGTTTGATCTCGCCGTTTTTGACTTTGATGTGAGCATTTCCGACATAGACAGCCCATTCACCAGCGTCATCGAGGTTCAGCACCACCTTGGCCGCTTCGTTGCCGTTCGCCGGTGAATCGGTCTGATAGATGCCACCAGGCAGCGCGAAACCAGCATTGTCTTGGCCCGAGGGATTCATCAGACAGACTTGCTCGCCGACTGCTGGAGGATTCCATTCTCTCGTGGCCCCTGCTCGGCTCGTCATCCAAGGCACCCAGCCGGAGACGTTGGTGCCATCCTTCCCGAATGAAACGCGCAAACGTGCGGCTTCGTAATCGACGGAATGCACGCGGCCAACGCGCATCAGGTTGGCAAGACGTTGTTGGAGGTCGGTGAGTTCGGCGCTCATTTGATTTTCAGAATTTCGATTTCTTCGCGGTGAAGTCGATTTCGTTCGTGCCACAGTTCCAGAAGTTCAGCGTGAAAATTGCGCTGTTTGTCCGTAGCGCCTCGCATAACCCAGCCGACAAAGGCAAAGGTGCACAGGCTGCCAATGCCAAAGCCAATGAGGAAAATTAGAAGAAAAATCATATCTGCTGGTGTCATAAATCAAAAAGGGATGTCATCGCCATCTAAGCCGCCGTTTGCTTGGTCACTGCCAGGCTGTGCGCCACGCATAGCGTCATCCATGGCGTCGGCTGCGGTGCGTCGCGCTGGCTGCTGTGATGCTGGCCGTTGCTGCCCCTGCCCTGCCGGAGCGCCCAAGAACTGCACGCCCTCAGCCACGACTCGGATCTTGCTGCGTTTTTGGCCGGTGGTCTTGTCCTCCCAGGTCTCCATTTGCAGACGGCCCTCAAAACATGCGGAGCTGCCTTTCACCAGATATTTGCCGACGTTCTCGGCTTGTTTGCCCCAGACGACGATCTCAACGTAAGTCACCTCTTCTTTCGACTCGCCTGTCTGCTCGTCCTTCCACTTGCGATTGACGGCGATGGACAGGTCGCAGACTGCGGCCCCTCGGGGTGTGTATCGCAGGTCAGGGTCGCGGGTGAGGTTGCCGATGAGGATGACTTTGTTCAGTGATGCCATAGTGTGTTTGGATGAGGCTCCATCCCTCCGTTACGGTTGCACGTTTGCAAGTTGTTTTCACTCGACAGGATAAATGACCGCGTGATCGTTGTCCTGCTCAGACACGTTAACCTCCTCCGGCACGTCGCCGTCGTCGATCCACACGTCAATGCCAAGCAGCGCCTCATGCTCCCATTCCACGCGCATGACCTCATACTCCTGCGTGTCACCCTGAAAGCGGTCTGGCGTTGCAGAAACGGGCATCCCCTGCCCCACGGTTGTGCTCCAGCGTTTGCCTCTAACGAACTGCATGACAGCGGCAGCCAGCGTGCGCACGGCGAGCTTCTTGCCGGTCTTGTAACCGTCCACGACGTAGGCATTGAACCGTAGCGTCACCGGCGTCTGCTCGGTGCCCATGTCCGGTGGACTATCGGCCTGAATGTCATCCAGCTCAATGAAGATGGCGGGCGTGGTAATCTTGTCGCCTGGGCGCGGGTAATAGTCCACGACGGCGGCAGGATACTGAGCAGCCAGCGCGGTCTTGATGTTGGCGTGAAGTGTGGAGATATTGACGGGTGCGTTCATGTCAGTGCGATTGCTTGTGAGGTTCCGGCAGCGCGTCCGCTGGTTTTATCAAGCGCTAGAAAAAACTCCTCGATGAGACGATCTTGCACGTCCTTGGGAAAGCTGCCTTCCACAAAGGCCATGCCCTCGGCCTCAATAGGCTTTTCGATTCTCTCAATCGGTAGCCGGTCGCGGCCACGGCGTCTGAAATAATGCTGATTGAGCTTCGGCGCGGTGAATCCGCCCTTGCGTTCCTTGGCTCCGAGATACTTCGCGGAAATGGGGTTGAGGCCGAACCATATCTGTCCTGAGCCTGTGAGACGATACTTTGACCGTGTTCGCGTGCGTGCTGCGCGATATGGGATGCCTGTCTCGGCTGCGATTTCTTTCGCTGCCTCGCGCTCGGCCCATTTGAACGTCTTGCGGGTGGCTGTCTTGATGGCCTTGCTGATGTCAGCCTCAAGCACGCCCAGCGCGATCTTCACGCGAGCGAGGTTGGAAGCTGCGAACATCTCAATCATGGGTCACGTCCGTCAGCAAAATGGTTGCGAATCCTGTGCCGTCCGGCTGGATCTGGAGCACCTCAAAGCGTTGGCAATCCATGGTGATTTGATCCTCGCGTTTGAGATTGCACAGGTCGGCCATTTTGCAGACAAGACGCTTTTGCGTGGTGTCCATGATGATCTCGCCAGCACTCGAATCAAAGAAAGCATCGTCGTAAATGCCGATGGCCTCGACGTCACCGGCGTCTGTGTGCAGGATGATCGTCTTGCCAAAGTCGGCGAGGTAGATGTCTTGTGGATCGTTGATCATTCAGCCAGGTGTTTGATGAGCATGTCGCGCAGTTGCTTTCGGTCGTCGTCGCAATCCTTGATGTGCCGCTCCATGGTGTCTAGCCGCTCGGAGCGTTCTCGGTTGAGTTCTTTGACTAGCTCGTTGTTACCCTTCTGGAGATACCAGACGGCGACGGCCATGAGGAGCGCCGGAAGTCCGGCAGATGCGATTTGATTCCAGAGTTCAGGTGGCATGATTATTCGATGAGAGCGGCTTCACGCCATGCAGCGTGTAGTTGTTCGGTGTCTAGGCCAAGAGCTGTGGCAAAGTTGACCACAAGCGGGTTTGTGACTTCAAAAACAGAGGCATCCTCCCAGTCGATTTGAGCCTCAGCGCGTTCGTTGTCGTCCGTGATTGCCGCGATAAGCTGCGGCACTTGGGCAAGCAAGTCTTGAGCAAGCAGCCAGCGTTTGAGCTGACGACGTGTGACGGGTGGCGGTGGTGGTAAAACCGCATTCTCCATCGCATCAGCCCATCGCTGAATAGCAGCTTCATAAACTTCAGAGCCGGGTCCATGACGATTGCCTGCATCATCCGTGGTGGTCGGATTGTCAGTGCGGAGTTGCTGTTCGATTTCTTCGCGGGTCATGGTTATTTTTTTAGGCCGTAAAGTTGGACTGTCCCGCTGGCAATATTGCCGCTGCTCATGTAGAGTTTAATTCCAGCTGGTGTGGTCGTGCCTTCACAGGCTCCTGCGCCAGTCTGGGACCATTGACCACTTGTTGAAATATAATAAAACCACGCTTCAAAGGTCATGGACGTCCAGTTTCCAGCAAACGGTCTTATTTTCACAGCCCCACCCGTTCGTCTGTTTGTATCAGTGGCTCCTTGGCCGCCGCTTAGAGCCCACCCGTTTGTTGATCCGAGCAGTGCGTTGTTAAAAACAGATGATGCTGCATCTATTCTTCCAGAAACAGTATTGTTTCGGTGAAAGTGTGTAATATCTGCTGGAGCCGCAGACCTTAACTGCACTCTAATATCTACACCCGTAGTCGCAGCCTGAACGCCCTGAAACCGCAATTCGTATTCAGAGTAAACTGCTGCATCAAAGACGTTATCAAAAGTAATGCTGGCCGATGCCGATGCTGTGGCAGATGCCAAAAGCACCATGTCACCACCCCCACCACTTGGGAGGTCTTTGATAGCCGTGGCTGGAAGCCTGTCAGCGCCGATTAAGGTGACAAGTTTATCTCTGATCTGAGCGGCAGTGTCAGGACTTCCGTCAGCACCATCAGCACCATCAGCGCCAGCTGGTCCAGTCGGCCCTTGCGGCCCAGTTGGTCCAGTCTCACCTTGTGGTCCTTGGGGCCCAGTCGGCCCTGTGTCACCCTGTGGCCCTTGCGGTCCAGTTGCTCCAGTTTCACCCTGTGGCCCTTGAGGCCCAGTGGAACCCTGCGGCCCAGTTAAGCCTGTGTCTCCTTGCGGTCCCTGCGGTCCCTGCGGTCCAGTTGCGCCTGTATTGCCTTGTGGCCCCTGTGGTCCTGTCGGCCCCGCTGGTCCGGTTGCGCCAGTTGCTCCGGTTGGCCCTGCTGGCCCTGCGTCTCCCTGTGGGCCTTTAAGTGCGAAAGGTCCATAGCTGGCGTCCTCAGTGTAGATTGTCAGGTTGCCGTTGCCGTCGTCTTCAATGCTCGCGATTGGAGTGGCATTTGTGCCATCTAATCCAGCTGGCCCTGCTTCACCTTGTGGGCCAGTCTCGCCAGCTGGGCCTTTGAGTGCAAACGGTCCGTAACTCGCTGTCGCGGTTGAAATTGTCAGATTGCCGTCGCCATCGTCCACAATACTTGTGATCGGTGTGGCGTCTGTGCCATCCGCTCCTGCTTCACCGGCTGGCCCTTTCAGAGCAAACGGTCCATAGCTGGCGTTGTCGGTGTAAATTGTCAGGTTGCCGGAGCCGTCATCCGTGATGCTTGTGATTGGCGTGGCTTCGGCACCGTCCGATCCGCTTGGCCCAGGTGGCCCCTCGGCTCCATCAGCTCCAGGTGGCCCAGGTTCACCTTGCGGTCCTGCGTCGCCTTGCGGTCCTTGTGGTCCCGTTGCGCCAGTTGCGCCAGTCGGCCCCTGTGGGCCTGTTGCGCCCTGTGGTCCCGTTGCGCCTTGTGCTCCGGCTGGCCCCGCTGGTCCCTGTGGTCCTGCTGGCCCCGTCGATCCTGCTGGTCCTGTTTCGCCACGTAGGCCAGGTGTGCCAACTCGGACATCGACCATCGTCGGAGTGCTGATAATCTCGGTGATCATGGGGTGATGTCGGTGATTTGTGGCATGAGTTCAATGGTGCCACGAATGACCGGCGTAATGACGCCAGCCTTGGAAATCAGCACGTCAAACACTGCGGTCTGTGCTGCCACTGACTCAGGAACTAAAACGGCGATCTGAACGCCCTGCACAGCGTGGATCGTGATCTTCGGATTCGTGCCCTGGCTGTCTGCCGTGAATAGCGTCGCGCCCTCCTTCGACTTAGCAGCCATCGAGACGCGGTAGGTCGTTAGATCAAGCGGCGGGCTTGTCGGCGATTCCTTCAGCACAAACTGGAGCACAAACGTGCTGCCAATCGTGGCGGTGGTATTGATGAGCTTGCAGTGACAGGACATGGCGTTTTTTCAAAAAAGGCGTCACGCCGGAAAGTGACGTGACGCCTGAAGTTGGCTGCGGGAGTTGCTCAATTATTCGCCAGCTTCGTCACCTTCGGCGTCTGCCTTTTTCCTGCGGCTTTTCGGCGCTTCGGGTGCCAAGGCTTCGCTAGTGATGACACCAGCTTCTTTCGGCGCTTCAAGCGATTCAGCACGGCGGCGGCTAATCAGGTCGAGCGCGATGTGACGATCCACTTCGACTTCATCGCCTGGCTTGCGGATGATGCCGTCAATGGAAACGGATGTGAGGAGTTTGATTTTCATGGCTCTCAAAAGGTTTAAGGGGCGCGGCGAAGCTAATCACCGCGCCCTAGGTTGAGCTTACGCAGCGTTTCCTGCGTAGCAGAAGCTAGCAGCGCGGCGGATGACATAATCCACATCCTGCATCGTCACGACGCGGATGCGGCCCTTGGTGCTGTGAGTGTAAGGGTCGGTGGTGATCTCCAGACCGCCCCACATGCCAAGGATGAAGTCGGCGAAGTTACCAAAGAACACGTCACCAGTTGCGATCTGGTTGGTGATCTCGGTGCGGTAGCCGTTCATCGTGTTGCCAGGCTCCCAGATGGTGGTGGAGTCCGTGCTCGTGGCGATCTTGCGAGCGCCCTTAGCGTAACCACGAACGCTCGGGTTCGTGACGTAGGCCATGTTGGAGACTTCGGCGTTGTCGAGAGCGATCTCGGTTTCCATGCGCACCAGCTCGGTGAACAGCGGCGTGTTTGCCGTTGCCCAGTTGAAGCTGTTGATGCCGCTGGTGGCCTTGATGCCGGTCGGCTTGTTGGAGCTGCCGGTGCCGTAGAAACCTTCGTAGTCGATGGCCAGAGCCAGCGTGCGAGCGAGGTCGGAACGGATCAGAGCTTCAACGCCCAGGCTGCTCTGCATGAGCATCCGGCGAGTGACTTCGGTGTGACCGGCAACGGTCTTTGGTCGCAGGGAGAGCAAGCCAAAGTCCATGTCGGTCTTCACAGAGTCGCCGTCTTCACCGATCCATGTGGCGCTGGTGTTCGAAGTCTGGCGTGGGATGTCGAAGTTTCCGACAAGGCCAGAAAGCTCGGTGCCAAGCTGCATGAGCACGGTGCGGTTGCGCAGAGTTTCGATGAAGCTCTGGCTCAGAAGCGTGGTCTGCACAGTGTTGCCGCCGTTGCCGGTGTAACCGGAGCCGGAAGCGATAGACACGGTGTTGGTGCCGCGCTTGCCGTCCATGCCAGCAAGGATGACATCGGTCGGGATCATCGTGCCCTTGACGGCGCGATGAGTGATGCGATCTCCAGCCGCACGGCAGGCTTCAAGCTCGAATGCGGCAGCCTCAGATTCACTGCGGACGCTGGATGCATCAGCGGTCAAAGCGCGAAGAAGGCGCACAAAGGAGAAACCTTGCACCTCGCGCTCGCTGAGCCCGATGGGTGAGTTGGCTTCTTGCACCTGCTTGTTCTGCTTGTTGACAGCTTCGAGCAGCTCGGCGCGGAAGGCGTCGATAGACTTGCCTTCTTGGATGGCCTTGGAAGCAAGGTCGCGCTGGCCATACTGATCACCAGCGGTGAGGATGGCTTTGACGCGGTTGCGTTCGTCGGTGGCTCCACGGCTGTTGTCTTCGCCCACCTGAATGGAGCGCTGAGGCGTGGGTTCTGGCTTGGCGCTCAGAAGAGCAAGGAGCTGGTCCTCGGTTTCATCGCCCTTGAGAGCGATACTGCGGGCGGCGCAAGCCGCGATTAGTTTGTCTTTCATTGGTGAAATTGTCTTCTCGGTTGGAGTTGTTTGGGTTTGGCTGCGTCCAACGCCGACAGAAGGGTCAGCGGGCGCGGAAACGATACTGATTTCGTATGGCTCCCATTTGGTCACCAAGTAAACATCAGTCCCGTCGTCTCGGGTTTCTCTCAGCTTGATTTCGTTGATGCGGTAGCCAACGGACACATTCTTCAGGATTCCGTCCTGAATATCTTGCCAGACTTCCTCGGCATCTCCGCGCTTGGAAAAGCGCACCAACGCCCTCCCTTTGCCGGTTCCGTCGAGCCAAGCCCTTTCGATGACTCCAATCACGTCGTCGAGTTCGTGGTTGAAGAGAAGTGGCCCGCCATTATTGAGGCGGGAAAGATCAACGGCAGAGGCAGAGTGATCGAGTATTTCGATCATGCCCCAGCGTTTGATCTCTGCATCACTGGAGAAGGAAAGCTCAAGCGTCCGCTTGTCTTTGTCGATGCTCTCCACGGACATGAGACGTGTGCCAGCCTGCCCCAGTTCAAAGCCTTCGGGGAGTTTGCCAATGTCGCGGTGATGGATGCCTTTTAGCATGGTGCAAAATTATTCGCCGGTCGTGCCTGCGTCTTGTGCGGTTGGTTCCGGCGTTCTCATGTCGGCTGGCATCGTGGAGTCGATGCCCATCTCGGCCATCATTTGCTCCTCTCGCTCGATCTCACTCCACACATCCTCAGGATCTCTGCCAAGGTCCTCGATGGCCTGAGTGCGTGAGATTAGCTTCAAGCCCAAGCCCAGCTCGGTCGCCTTCATCTCAGAGTTCGGATCAATCCAAGCCCAGCGACGGCCACGGAAGGCCACCGGCTTATATTTGTCCAAACGATCAAACGGCAGCGGGCGCAGGACGCCAGCGCGATTCGGCACAACAATCTTTTGGTTAAGCAGCGCCACCGACAGCCACTTCATAAATACCTTCTTCGACCACTGCCCAATGAGCCATTCTTGCAGCCCCTTCCACATCTCACGCTCATCGAGCGCGCCCTGCCGGATGCTGGAGAAATTGACGCTGGTGAGGTCGCTGGCGAGGTTGTTGTAAGACACTTTCAAGCCGCTGGAGATGCTGCGGAGCATGGCCTTTACAAACGGATCAAAGTCGTTCGATGGAAACTGAGGGTCCCACTGCACGAACTCGCGATTGCCGATGTCGTAGAACTGCCCAGGCTCTCCGGCCTCCATCGGCAGCTCGTCATCATCATCAGGATCAGCGTCAGGGTTCTTAAAGAAGCCGGCACTGGACGCACCGAGACGCGCTTTCGTGATTGCAGCATCTTCAAAGCCGTTGAGCATCTTCATCCGCCAGAGTGCTGTGCGCATCCATGGCAAGCCACGCTTTTGACCGACACGCTCGGGCAGGAAAATGTGAATTACGTTCTCGGCAGGGATACGCTGCGTGGCTTTCTGCGCTTGCACGTAGCCAATCTGCCGCTCTTCCACTTCCTTGAAATGGTAGGCCACCGGCTTTCCGTTGGCATTGAACTCAATGCCGTGCCGGATGTGGTTGCCGTTGTTCATCTTCTCAAAGTGGCGCGGATCAAGCGTCACGGGGTCGATGATTTGCAGCGCGTAGCCATGCGGGAACTCCGGCCCGTAGCGGTGAACGGCGATGAACTCGCCGTCGATGGCCACAGTCTTAACTATCAGCTTTTCAACGTCGGCACGGCTTAGCGTTCCAGTGACATCGCAGTTTCCGACTTCGCTCCACTCTGCAAAGGCGTCCTCGACTGCCTTCTGAGCCACGAGGTCAGGCGAGCCAGATGGGTCTTTCACCTGGCTCTTCATGGTAAAGCCAGACGGTCCGGCGACATTTATCTCGCACAAGCTCAGGAACTTGGTGGCGTGGTCGTTGTTCTCGGACTGCTCACGAGAACGAGCCACGAGTGCGCCCCAATGCTGATAAATCAAGGCATCGACAGTCGTCGGTGTGGCAATCCACGAGGATTCAAGCCTGCCAGTATTAGCAGCGTTGATCATTCGCATCATCTTCGATGCGGATCGTTGCGGCACGGATTTGACCGGCGCTTTTTCAACGCCACGCGTGCCAAAAAGTGAGGAAAGGATGCCCATTTTTAGAATCGAACGGCAATTCGCGGCCCTAGTCCGCTGATGCCTTTGTTGCGGCGGTTTTCTTTCTGCACCTCAGAAGCGAAGTGAGAGCGGAGTTGTAGCAGCTCAGCGACGCTATAGCGTTCAAGCTCGCGGTTGTTGATGCGATACCGGCGCACGCCTTCCTTGGCCTGTCCTGCCAGCATTGCGTCGATCATCTCCAGCGCCTTCCTTGCCTCGGTGCGAATGTCGCCGACACGTAGAGACGCCAGAAGCTCAAAGGTCTGCGTGAACGCAATACGCTTCACATTTCCGGCATACGTCGCCCATACCTGCACAGCGTATTGCCCCGCCTGCATGGCGTCCGTTGCAATGTTTACGCGCCACGTCTGGCCATCCAGCGTCATGGCGTCCGTTGACGTGCTAGGTCCACCAAGGCGCGCTTCAACAGCCGTAGCATCCGCCACGATTGCCTCGATGGTGAGTGTCTCGCCTTGAGTCAGTTGCGCCATGAATTAATAAATGATGTGCTTCGTCGCCTAGGTTTGGCCTTTGGCTTGAGTTGCTGGGTCGCATTCTGCGGCTCAGGCTTTGCCTCGTCTTGTGCGGTTGGTTCCGGCTCAGGTTTGGCTTTCTCGATCTGTATGGTCTGAGTGCTCCGTTTCATCTTCAATGCTAGCTTGTCGAACTGCGGCGGTTGCATGACAAGTGCGGCGAATGCATAAACGCGGCAGTCCAGCGCTTCGTTTCGCACTCCGTTGGATTTCTGCCACTCACGCACGGCAAAGCCTTTGACGTAGCGAGTCATCAGCTTCTCGGCCACGAGCTGCCTGAACCACTCGGCTTCGCGGCTGGCAGGGAAATGACAGTAGCCAGCGCCAGGGGAGTCGAGTTTGAGGCGGTTTCTCAATGTCATCTTGGCGTTGTCCACACCGACGATGAACACGTCCACCGGCCTTTTCACCTTGCCAGAGCGGCGGCGATTTGGTGCCCCGATGACCGGAAGGCCAGCGCCACCGCGCCCCTTGATGGCAAACACGCCGGAAAACTTGTGCCGTTTGGCGTAGCCATAGACGGCCTGGGTGTTGTGTCCACCGGAGTCAATGCAAGTGCGAGCGATGCTGATTTCCGTGCCCTGCTCATGCCGCCAGAGCTTCCGCAGGTAGCTTGTCAGCTCTGCCCACGGCGAACCTGCTTGATCCTCGGGTGTGTCGGGGTCGCCGTAAATGATGTGGTAGTCAATCGACCAGCTCTGTTCACCGGCTCCCCATGCCACGACCTCGATTTCCAAACGGTCCGGCTGCACGTCCACGCCAGCTGTCAGGATAAGCCCTTGCCGCGGCACGTCGTGCGCTTCTTGCTCAAAGCGTGGCCTGTTCATCAAGTCCTCGACTGTGATGTCCTCGCCGCCACCATCCCACGTCTCGCCCAAGATGGTGTTCACGAACACCTTCATTTGCTCGGGGTCTTTTTTCGCTTCGAGGAACGCTTTCACCCGGTCGGCAATCGGTCGCCATGGTGAATATCCCGCCCAGATGTGAAAGCCTGCGGTGCCCCTGAATGGTGCGTGTGCTTTCCAGCTTCCACGGCGCACGGCAGCGTTTTTCTGCGCGTCGGTGTAGTAGCCGTCGCAGTGCGGGCATATCCACAGCGCTTTCTTCGGGTCGTTCTTCGCCGGTGAGTCCGGCCCCCATCTTACGTTTGCCCATTGCAGCGTGTGCGCCTCTCCGCAGTGCGGGCAGGGGATGTAATAGTAGCGCTGGTCTGAGAGCTGGAACTCTTGCTCGGTGCGGCTTTGATCTTTCCAGACTGGCGTGCCGCCGAGTAGGATCTTGCGATTCCAAAAGGTTTCCGTGCGTCGCTCTGCCAATAACAGCGGGTCGCCTTCTTTGCCTGAGCTGGCTGGGTAGCGGTCCACTTCATCCGCCAGCACGACGCGAATCGGACGGCTGGCTAGCTTCGACGGTGCATTCACGCCGACGATGGCGAGGTGTCCGCCTCTGAACATCTTGTGGAGCTTCTTCGACTTTGTTGACCTGACTTTGTTCTGGATCTTCGCCGAGATGGCAGGCGTATCGCGAACCATCGGTGTGAACCTGTCTTCGCTCCATGCTTCGGCCATGTCCTCAGTCGGCTGGAGCATCAGCATCGGACACGGATCATAGTCGATGTAATAGCCGATGGTGTTGTTGAGTATCTCAGTCCAGCCAATCTGCGACGACTTCATGCAGACAACTTTCTCAATCAACGGATCTGAGAGCG